AGACCCTCAGGGGCGCCCGAAGCTGCCCCGGTGCCCTGCTTGAGCTTGGAGCCCGTACCCATCACGCTGTCGCGGCGGGCCTTGAGGCCCATGACGGCAAAGCGGGCTTGGTCAAGGGAGTTGCCCGTGACCATCTGGTTGAAGCTCGCCACTTCCTGCTCGGAGAGGTTCTGAGCAGCCCATTGAACGAGCTCGCCGTAAGCCTCTTGGCCCCCGACAGCCGACACCACGCTCTGCACGCGGCCCTGGACAAGAGCCTTCTGGCCCTCGATGTAGGACTCCACGAAGCGGCGGGGCAGGCCACGCTTCTCGAGGGAGGCGAACGACTCCTCGCTCAGTTCTCCCTTCTCGTTGAACTCCTTGCTGAACTCATCAACCCAGTCAGCAGCCTGCTGGGCGCTGACATCAATCTTGAGGTCCATGTCCTCAGGGACAGGAGTGGGCTCTGCCTCAGCAGGCGCAGCCTCAGGCGCATCGGCAGTAGGTTCCTCAGCCGCAGGCTCAGGAGCGCCCCCAGAGGACATCTTCTGCTCCAGCTCCTTGTAGGCTTCGGCCATCTGCTTGGTGTCTTTGAACTTCTCGGGCAGCCACTCAGGGCGTGCCTCTTCCCCTTGCTGTTCACTCATCTTGCTGTGTGTTGGTGTTACGGTTCATCATCGCCTTGGCGCCTTCTTGGATGACGCCAGGGGCGGCCTTCTGAGCAAGCTGCATCTGGGCAGCCTGCTGCATCTCTTGCTGGATCTGCTGCTCGCTCTTCACCAGACCCTCGGGCTGGAGACCGTCAGCGTGGGCCAGCCTCTCCATGAACTCACGGGCATCGCCGTACTGCATGAGAGCCTGCGGGCCAGCCACAGCAGCCACGGTCTGAGCCCATTGGAGCAGACGGTTGCGGTCATGCCCTCGGCCCAGGGCCTCGACCCCACCCACCACTTGGATGCTGACCACATCCTTGGGCAGCTGCGGGAGACGCTTCTGGTCCCGCATACGCTTCATCACGCGCTCAATGAAGGGCACCTGGAACTCCCTCGAGATCACCGTGTAGGCACCTGACAGGAGGTCTTGGAGCTCCTGAGCCATGTAGCGGATTTCCTCGGCAGTCACACGCTCACCACTCCGTTGGACGGCGGTGTTGAGCATGAAGGCGAACCCAAGGCGGTCACGGATGCCCTGGATGGCGCTGTAGGTCACGCTCAGGTCAGCCTGCTTGCCGACTTGAAGCGCAACAGCGTCACCCTCTTGGCCCTCAATGAAAGCCCCGTTGGGCGCTTGGGCCAAGTCTTTAACGCTGACCATAGCGTTCGGGCGCACCATCCAGAGGAGACGGGCGCTGGCCGCGCTGGCCTCGACCACCGCCTTCTGGAGCCAGTCCAGAGACCTCAGGTCGCCCAGAAACTCCTCGACATACGACCGACCGTAGGACTCACCGCTGATGCGGTTCCAACGGACAGCGATCCAAGGCAGCCCGTCCTCTTTGTAGGTGCCTCGAGAGCCCTCAATCTCGACCCCGGCGACCTCTTGGTAGACCTCGAAGGTCTCCTCATCAATGCGCTGGACATTGGTGTAGAGGTCGAACTCGGTGTCGGGGCGCGTGTCCTCGCCCACCTCGCTGTTGACCGCCTCCTGCTCTGCCTCAGACAGAGCCGCGAAGGCAATGCTCTCCCGCGTAACCAAACGCAGAAGTTGGCCTTGAGGGTCTCGCAGGCACACGAAGTCACGCAGGGTGTAGACGCGACCGTCCTCGAGATCGTCAGGCAGGTAGATCACAGCGTTACCGCTAATGATGAGCTGACGGAAGGCTTCGTGGGCAATCGAGCGCAGCCCCGTAGTCTCGAGCTCAGACTGGACCGCCTTCTCTTGACGGCGCAGGGCCCTTTGGATCTCAGAGGCAGCAGCCCCGATGCCCGTGACTTGCTCCAACTGGTACTCATCAGGCACCAGGCGGATGGGGGAGACGCCAGGAGGGAAGAACGAGAGCAGGAGCTTGGAGGCCAGGTTGTTGACCCCGCGGCTGCCGATGGACTGGTACGGCTCCCGAAGGGTCGAGGTCGCCGTGTGGCCCTCAGGCACGAACAGCGCAGGCAGGGTGTACCTGGCGCAGTCCTCAGCCCTGCGCTCGAAGGGGTCCCGCTTGCCCAGCATTCGCTGGAAGCAGCCCTCGAGGCTCTCCTCCATGTGCATCAGTAGCCACCAATGTTGCGGTTGATCGGGATTCGGAGAGAGCTCATGCCCATGCCTTCTGCGATGGAGGCGAACGGAGCCTGCTCGCGGGCATCCTGGTTAGCGCGGCTAGTCGCCGCCGTCTCGGCAGGCGGGCCGGGAACCGGGGGCGGCTCAGGGAACTCCATATCAGGCATACACATGCTTACATCTCCTGGGTGCTCAGGCGCTTCTTGAGGTATCGGATGACTTCTTGCTGGCCGATGAGGCGAGCGATGTCACCAGAGGTCAGGCCGTTGGGGCTGTCGGGAAGACGGTCGGGGAACAACTTCTGGAGTGCCTCGACCAGCTTCTCGTCAACATACGGGAACTTGTCCATTGGTCTGCCCCCACAGCGCCACAGCCTTGGTCTTCTTGTTGTATTCGCCACGGCGAAGGATCCGGGCCAGCCGTAGAGACAGCAGAGCGTCATCGTGGGCGAGCCCTTTACCCTCATACGCGGCGACAACCGCTTGCCAGAGCTCGTCTTCGGTCTTGGCTTCTCCAAGCAACTTGTCAGCTGTCTTGGGGCCTACACCCTTGAGACCGCTATAGCCGTCAGTCGCATCTCCGGTCAGAGCTTGCGTGAACAGTCGGCGGTCAGCCTCCTCGAGGCTGATGTCCACCACCTCCATCGTGTCCAGATCAAGGTGCTTGCCTGGAACCGTCTTGAGGTCTTTGTCCCCGCTGACGATCACGGTGTTCTTCCGCTGGTGGAGGCCCAGCAAGTCATCAGCCTCCAGACCCGGCTCCACCAGGGCCGTGTGAGCCTCTTGAGACCACTCGAGCAGAGGGCGGAAGAGGAGGGGCTTCGGGGTGCCCCTGCGGTTGGCCTTGTATTCGGGGTACAGGTCATGCCGGAAGGTCGGGTTGCTGGTGTAGGCAACCTTGAACCTCTTGCACTTGGCTGCCTCGAGCCATTCGGTCACTTGGTTCTCGAACAGGAGCCGTGCTTCGCGCATGTCGGCGGTGTAGCTCCAGATGTCCTCGGACCACTCAATCGGCATCTGGACCGCCGCAGCAATGCGGAAGGCCAGGATGTCCCCATCAATCAGAAGTGTGCGTGTCATGTGTTGTCTTCTTGGCAAGAGTGCAGAGCCGCGTGAGCAGTTTCCGCTTCTCCCCATTGGGGAGCGCGTCCATCCACTCGATCATGTATTCGACCTGGCGGCGCTTCTCTCGCAGATACGGCAACAACTGAACAGCCAGACCCCTGCCTTCCTCCCCGCGGATGCGCCAGCGCCACGCAGGCTTCCAGTTGAGCTTGCGGTAGTAGGGCCCGTGCAGAACCCCACCGAACTCTCGGTGGATGTCATCCAGCACCTCGAGGTAGGTGTGGCTGATCTCCATGTACGCGCCATTGGTCCCCATCTGCACGCATCCCTCACCGTCAATGAACCCGGCGAGGTACTCCAAACTCAGGCTAGTGTGTTTCGCTCCAGTTGCATCCAATCGTGTATTCGGCGTCCAGCGGGACAGTAAGGCCGAGGCTTTGACCCGCCCTGGCCGCTGCCTCTACACAGAGTTGCCCAATCGACTCTGCGTGCTCCTCTGGCACCTCAATCTGGACCTCATCGTGAACCATCGCTACCAGCTTCGCGCCACGGCTGTCCAGACTCCCATCAATGATGCTGACCCACTCCTTTGCCAAGATCGCTCCCGCAGATTGGAGAAGGCTGTTTAGTGCTGCGTGTTCGGGCGTGAAGGTCGGCCTCCCGTCCAGGCTCTTGAGCCATCCACGCTTCTTCGCCACACGCTTGGCGTTAGAGATCAGGCGGTCCAGCGCAGGCAGGTTCTTGAGGAACCTCTTGCGTGCAGCTGCACCCTCCTTCTGACCGCCGCCCAGGATGTCTCCCAGCAGCGCATCTCCTCCACCGTACAGGCAGGCGTAGGTCAGACGCTTGCCCAATGCCCTGTCATCAATGCCCCACGCCTTCATGTTGTAGGTGTGGATGTCACCCTCGAGCAGGGTCTCGGTGTATTTCTTGTCGGCCATGTAGTGAGCCAAGCAGCGGAGCTCGAGCCCGCTAAGGTCACACCCCACCAGCACCTTGCCTCCAGGCACCGTGAACAAGGCCCGCATCCGAGGCGACTTGTCCACCTGGCCGAGGTTAGGGCGGCGGTGCGTACACCTGTGAGTGCGAGTGCCTGAGTGGCTCACCTTCGCGTGAATCCGGCCATCTCGGGACAGCTTGAGCCAGCTCTGGTCTCCCTCGGCCAACATGCCCAGCATCTTCTGTAGACGCATCCGGTCGGCAAACAGCTTCGCCTCGGGGTACGGCATTTTGGTCAGAACCGCCTCATCGAGAAGGGGCTTGCCCGCGGGCGTGAACAAGATGGGATCCCATCCGTACTTTGCCTTGAATCCTTCTGCGATCTGTTGGCGGCTCTGTGGGTTGAACGGCTGCATCTTCCACCACTTGCCCTCTTCATCCTGCTCATGCAGGCTCGGGTCGATGGTGCGAGGCTTCCGCTTGTATTGCTTGACTCGAGTGGCCGGGAACGCCGTAGCCACTTGCTCGTTCAGGGCCTCACGCTTGTCCGACAACTCGCTGTAGAGTTCGACAGCAGCGACATCATCGAACTCGAAGCCGTTGCTGTTCATGCGCTCGATGGCCTGGAAGAAGGCGTATTCGCGCTTGTAGATCGGCCAAGTGAATCCGTACTGCAACTGGAGCGTTTTCCAGAGCAGACGCAGGACCCTGACATCCTGCACGCAGTAGTCGAGCATCTCCTGGTCAAACGCTGCCCAGTCAGTCTCGATCTCCTGCTTGCCCTCGTTCAGGCGGTAGCCCCAAGCCTTGAGGCTGTGGCGCCCGACGAGCTCCTTCGGGAAGTCGTTGATGCGGTAGTCGATGTGGCTGGGGTCAGGGACCACAGCACGCGCAGCGATGAGCGAGTCAAACACGCGCCCAGTCTTCTCGACTGCTTCCTTGAAGGTGGGGTACAGCTTCGACAGCGCAGGGACATCGAAGCCCCAAGCGTTGTGAAAGACAAGGCTGTCCCCACTAGCCATCAGCAGGCAGAGAGCCTGCACACCCATCAGGACGCTGCCCTCCTGGGGCGTCACCTCAGGGTCATCGTGGTAGCAGACAGCCTCCCCGGTATCCGCATCCATCATCACGATGCAATGCACCTTGGTCATGCTGTCCAGCAGACCATCGGTCTCAATGTCAACGATCCAAGCCTTCGGGTCTTCCATGTGTGTGTGTTGCGTGTGAGTTACTTCTGTTCTGAATCCATGTCCTCGAGGTCCACACCAGCAATCTGTGCGACTCCCTCGACCAGTCCTGTGTTCGGCTCCATGCCATGCCTCTGCAAGATCCCCCCGATCTTGCTCAGGACACTAGCGTAGGCCCGGTTGATGGCTTCCGCCTTCCGCGCACGGCTCTCAGCAACGAGCTTGTCGCGCTCGGCCTCGACCAGTTTCGACTTCCAAACCAGCATCAGTCTTCTTCCTCTTCTTCCTCGTCAGCGTCAAAGTCCCCAAGGGCCTCGAGGATCGTCTCGCGGACGGTCTCCTCGATCCCAGACAAGTGGTAGTTCAGTAGAACCGTCAACAGACAACCCACAACCTGACTCTCAGTCAGGGAGGGGTACTCGTAGATGTGGTGGTTGACGCACTTGAGCAGGCCGTCTGTCAGGTGCGCCTCCACACGCTCGTTGCGCCGCGCGAACTTCTGGTCAAAGTCCTCAGTCAAAGGGCACCTCCACACTCTCAGCCTCGAAAGGTGACTCGGTGCAGGCTTGAAGCCGCCCGGAGTCAGGGTCATAGATCAGGTAACAGGCAACCCCGGTGTCGCCTGTGTGCCTGTTCTTGAGGACCCTGACGGTCGTAGTGTTGCGAGCCTCGTCATCGTCGGCTTGCTGGTTGCGCTCGAGGCCGATGACGGCATCGCTGAGTTGACCAATGGCTGCGGAGCCCCTCAGCTGCGCCAGGCTAGTCTGCGCTCCCTCTTCGTGGCCCTTGCCTTCGGGCCGCTTGAGGTGACTGACCACGAACATGCCGATGTCGAGCTCATGGCACAGCAGGCGCAACTCAGTCATCACCTTGTCGAGCACCTGGCGCTCACCCAGAGAGCCCGTGACCTCATCCTGTGAACTCACCACGATGCTGATGTGGTCCAGGATGATCCAGCGGCAGTCCATGCCAGCAGCCATGTAGCGGATCTGGCCCATCAGCGTTTGGCTCGCCAGGCTGCCCCAATGGTCGAGGTAGACCGCCTTGGCAAACAGGCGGTCAAAGGTCGCCTTGAGCTCCTCCTCGGGGATCAGCTTCGGGCTCTGCGCGAGAGGCTTGCCATGCTCGATGCCAAGCACTCCAAGCACGCTCCTCTTCACAGGCTCCTCGAGTCCGAGGTATCCCACGCCCTGACCTTTGCTCATCAGGTAGTGCGCGATCTCCCTCACTACGGCGCTCTTGCCGATGCCTGTGCCCGCGGTGATTGTTACAAGCTCCCCGGTTCGCAGACCCAGCAGCTTGTCGTTTAGACCTTCCCACGGGTAGTCGATTGATACACAGGATTCCTCGCGCGTGACCTCATCCCACAGCATGTCCCCATGCAGCAGGCCGTCTGGCCTCCAGGTCCCAGCGTCCCAGAGTGCTCGCACAAGTTGCTGACCCTCACCAGCGACCAGCATCTCGTTCGGGTCCTTCCGCGTCAGCGTGGCGACCTTGAGCTTGCCCGGTCGGAACAAGGGGGCGCAGGCTTCCACAGCCATGCGTCCAGCATCGTCCTGGTCGAAGCACAGGACTACCTCATCGAATGAGGTCAACCACGGGAGAGCGTTGGCTACCGCCTTCTTTGCGCTCTGCGCCCCGTTGGGTAGAGAAACGACGGGCCATTTGAGACCAAGCACCTGAGCGCAGGTCAGAGCATCAACCTCACCCTCTGTGATGATGATCCTCTTCCCCCCCTCGCGCCACAGGTGTTGGCCCCAAAGGCCCATCGCTTTAGCGTCCCCAGCGATTGCGAACGCCTTTCCTTTTCTGCGGATCTTCTGGCCGATGACTCGGCCCCGACTATCGCAGTAGTTTGCCACTTGCGCCCCAGGCGCAACGCCGTAGCCGAACTTACGGCATGTCTCTTCGCTGATCTTGCGGCTGCCCAGAGCCCGGTACTCAATCGTCAGCAAGTCGCCCATCGGTGTGTGTGTGTCAGGTGAGCCACCACCGTAGCGGCGCTGGCATCGAAAGCAATACTCGTACTGGCTGCCGTCCACCCTCTCGTAGACAGCCCTCGCGTCAGAGCTCCCGCACTCCTCGCATGAGGTGTGCCGCTTGAACTCAGCGTCTTCGTGCGCCCTTCCGGCGGTTGGTTGTTCGGCTGACAACGCGCCTGTTAGAGCGTGAGTTGCTGCCTCCTTTACTGAGCGGGATGATGTGGTCAACTTCCTTGCCATCACCCTTGCTTACCTGTCCGTCTCGCATGGCTTGGCGCCGAGCCTTGTTCCTTGCCGCGCGTTGCTTCTTGGCCTTGGTGCTCGACTGGTCTCTGCGGTACTCCTTCTTGTAGTCCCGCTTTCGCCCCCGGCTGTCCCTCTTCATTGGTCAACTCCGCATCTACAGCGTTTTGGATAAAGGCGTCAACGAAGTCGCCCGTGTGCTTGATGTCGAACATGACATACCAGTTGGTGTCCCCATCTTCGCGCATGAGCACAACAGGCATGAGGCCCTTGGCGTCTCTGACAGCCTGCCGGTAGAAGTTCATCGCCGCGATGCGCTTGTACCGCTTGACCTCCACATGGAAGCCAGGCAAAGCCTCGAGCAAGTCAGCTGCCCACGCACCACAGCTCTGGGCGGCTCGAATGCACTCCGGGGAGTGCCAATGCTCACGCACAGCATCCCGTGCCTCACGCTCTCCTCTCGCACCCTTCTGTCGGCTATTGACCATTGTTGCTCCTGCGGAGTCTGCGGCGAAGGTCGTACCGATCCCTCGCACCGTTGATGGCGTTCACCTTCTCGTACTTGAGAGGCTCGCCCTGCTTCTGGCTGATCTTGCAGCACTTCTCCATGCGGTTGTTGCGCGACATGAAGTCGGCGTAGCACCGATGGCAAATAGGGCGGCCTCCAAACATCTGATCTGCTTGGAGGCCGCAGGTAGCGCAGTCCTCAGAAGTCAAAGTCTTCGTCCGACTCGTCGGCGTCTTCGGCAGCGACTTGGGAGGGAGCATCGGGCCGCACACCCGACTCGTCGCGGAAGCCAAAGCTGCTTGCGTCTCCACTATAGGAGTTAGCCTTGAGCACTTGGACAGCGCGGAGCTTGAGACTCACGCCGATTCCCAGGGCAGGCACATTCCAGGCCGTCACCATCAGGGCGCACTTGATGATGCTGCCCCCACCGATCTGCTCATCAGTCGGCTGGGCATCAGCCCCGATCAGTTGCACACGGCGTTCGACCGTCTGGCCGTCCTTCTTGTAGACAGCCTTCTGCTTGCACTTGAAGATGACGCGGCCCGTGGGCTCGCCCGTGTCCTCATCGACCTCCTCGTCCCAAGGCTCGACCGCAAGGCGCGGCTTGCTCTTGCCCTGGTGGAGGCGCTGCACAGCGTTCTTGCGGAACGCATTGAGCTTGTCGAGGAGCTCTTTGGCATCGTCGCCCTCGAGGACCAGGTTGACCTTGTAGATCCCGTCCTCATCGAACCGCGTGTCCGGGCTGTTCAGCCGCGGGTATTGCGCGGTGCCCGTGGGCGTGGTGACGAAGAGGGGCTTGATGTTGTCGTGTGTGTTTCGCGTGTTCACGATACGAAGTACCTGCTTTGTAGAAGTCGTTTGATGTTGAACCCCCCCTGCTTCGGTGCAGAAGGGATGCTCGCGGTAGTGGGGAGGTACTGGCGGAACTCAGCCTCCAGGTCAGCCAGCAGGTTGCCGCTGAACACCTCGTAGTAGGTCTGCTTGACGATGCGGACCATCGCAGGCACATCATCGGGCAGGCCAGCAAAGCTGTCGTGGATCACCGACAGGGCGTCAATGCCCTCGGCTCGAGCTCGCGCACAGACCAAGTGCAGGCAGGCTGCGTCGAAGCTGTGAATGACATTCGGAGCCACACCGTCAGCTTGGCCTCGCTTGTCGAAGCCCTCGATCTCTTGGCGGTACATGACGCGCACACGGCCCCGCGAAGCGAGCTGCACCTCGCAGTCCTTCGTAGGCTTCGTGTGCATGTAGCAAGGGAATCCACTCGGGCTTGTCCATCGAACAGGTAGATGGCTCTGCGTGTGCAGATCAGCGACCTGTCGTAGCCATGCCATAGCGTGACGGCTGCTACTGATGACCTGCCCAATGGCTGCCCACACCTTGCCCGTGATCCAAACTAGATCGGTGAAGGGCACCCCGTCCCCCGTGACGAACGGCGGCTTGCCGTTCTTCTTCGCATACGCGGTGTATTCCGCGACGATGTAGTCCTGGGCTGAGTGGCGCGTGCCGGAGTACGGCGTGATCATCACGGGCCGCTTGACTAGACTCCGCGGGAGCTCGCCGCCAAAGTAGTCCAGCCAGGCTCTTGCCCTATCGGCATCGTCCTCTTGCATCAGCCTGCTGGCCTCAGCGGCGACTTGCAGATAGATGTCCTGACGGTCCTCGAGGTCCCCGCAGTTAGTCGCTTCGGCCCCGACCTCATCCCTCAGCAGCAGGCTGTAGATCGCCAAGCCATTGCAGCTGCCGTCCACATGGCAAGGCAGGCGGATCTCGGCATTAGGGTCATGGTGGTAGCGACCGAACTCCAAGCACCAAGCAAGGAACTGGAACGGCTCATCCTGCTCGGCCCACCACATGCAGTCCAAGGGGTCCTCGCTGACCTCGAGGATCTGCTCCTCATGGTCATCGACCCAAGCAATGCGGTCCTCGAGCGAGAGCTTGTCATGCCCAGCAAGGTTGGCCCCCGTGATGTAGAACCAGTTGAGGCCTGCCTCAGTCGTGATGGGCTTGCCCTCGCGGAACAGCAGCAGCGACCGTGCCACATCGTCCCCCTGAGGGCTCATGTAGCTCACATGGCTGTAGAGCCTGCCGCGGAAGTCAGCGAACCACGGGAAGTAGAAGCGGTCCACTTGCTTCATCGTCCTTGCCGTGAACAGCGTCTTGGCGATGTAGACCCGGCGGCTTGCGTTGCTGCGGATCTGGTCGCGGTGCATCTGGCCTGCACGCGCCTTGTCCCTACGGACCTCGATAGGGTCATCCTCTAGCGCCTTCGGCGGGGCCGGGCCGTCAACCTCAGGCAGGCCAGGGACCGACACCTCTGTCTCGTACAGATGGCTGATGACCTCGTAGACATCCTCGTTGATCTGCCACGGCACAGACTGGAGGGTGTTCATGCAGTCGAACACAGGCTCGAGTGCAGCGTCCTCCATGTGGTTGAGGTAGTCGCGGTTGCGGCTACGCACAGCAGGCTTCTGGATGACCTCGAGGTTGTGGTAGCCCCCCTCCCAGAGTGAGGTCCAGGGGCGCGGCTGCTCTACGCAAGGCATCCAGAACGGGCGCAGAACCTCAGCGTGTTCATGCGACTGGCGCAGATACTCGAGGGTCTCCTCGGTCGGCTGGATGTAGCGGTTCTTGCGGATCTGACCACGCGCCACGGTGGTCTCATGGGCGATCTGGATGATGCCCGTGTATTCGTTCAACAGGTCCAGCATGAGAGCTCCGAACTGGATGCATGTCTTGCGATCCCAGGAGTCCTCGAGCCACTCGTTGCGGCGCCCGTAGTCGAACATGATCTGCACAGCACGCCGAGGGTTGCTGCGCTCACGCTTCTGCACCTGGCTGAACAGCTTCGGGTTGCGGGCCCGCACAGCCTGGAGGACATACTCGTCGCTGGCTGCCTGCCCGATCTGTGCTGACGCCGAGGCGTACTTGCGCTTGTGGACGATCTGGTCCAAGACCACACGGCAGACCAAGGCCGACAGAGCCATGAAGTTGCCATCGTCCTCGCGGAAAGACTCCACCTCGTACAAGCTCGAGGCGTTGCGTCCAGCCTTGCCGTTCACCTGTGCGTACCAGTCCTTGATCGCCTTGTTGAGGCTATGGATCGCCTCCTTGGTCAGCGCGATCCCAGGGCCAACCCGGCTGGCGTACTTGTGCTTGTCAGCGTTGGCAGCCACAGCGCGGTAACGCTGCCTGCCGATCTCGGTCATCTGCTTCTCAAGGTCGGCTTGCCGCATCCTCTTCCCCCTGCACCGTCTCGATCAGTCTCCTCAAGTACCACTCCGCCTTGTGCAGGTCTTGAACCGCCTTGCCCTTGTAGCGGTAGCGCCACAGGTACTTGAGGGTGTTGCCCTTGCAGTACGCAGCGAACCCCTCTGCGCCCATTGACGCCCTGATGGCGTCGATGCACTCAACCTCGCCCTGGTTGTAGTGCTTCGGCTGGTTGACCGGATCAGACATCACGGTCCCTGCGGTGTCGGCGGGCCTCCTCATCCGCACGGCCAGCTGCCACACACAGCGACCAACCCAACAGGCACACGCCGCACAGCAAGAAAATGAGGAGCTCCATCACCAAGTCTCGAAGAGTTCGGGGTGGCCCTCAGGCTGCTCGTAATACATCGGATGCGGCTGGCGGACAGCGTGCGCTTCCAGGTACTCGATCAGCATTCCCAACTGTTGCGGGCCTTTGCGGAACCAGCCAGTCCCATCACAGCTCTCGGCCCCTGCTTCGTGGCACGCCATCAGCCCGTTGAGCCCATTGATCCGGCCCACATGGACTCGAGGGTGAGCGCGGCACCACCCAGCCAGCGTCCGCATCTTCCACTCCGTAGATCCGCCAACAAACACCACATCAGCGTCGATGTCATGCCTCTTGAGGTCATCTAGAGCCATGCCATCCTGCACAGCAAACGCCATAGGGAAGCCGTAGGAACGCACCTCGTCCTTCCACTTGTGCCAAGACTCGAAGGTAGCCTCGGCGTCAGTCACCACATCAGGCACCACAACCCACTTGGGCTTGACAGGACGGAACGATGCCCACGCCAGGGCCTTGCGGTACTTCGTGGCGTCCCACTCGACCTTGTTCGTGTAAGCCCCGAACGCGCCGTTGTCGATGCCGTAGTAGGGCAAGTGCGGATACGGGCCACGCAGACCATCAGGCGGCAGGAGCAAGCCCAGCCCGCCATACTTGCCTTGAAGGTAGTGGGTCCTCCAACTGGTGTTGTTGCTCACCATCACGATCATCACTTCACCATCCAGAACTTGTGTGCTTGTAGAGCAGCGAGCCATTGACGCCCGTTGTGGTGCCGTTGCAGGCCGTCATCGTTGCTGCGTCGATTGAGTCGGATCACAGCGTCAGCTGTAGCCCGTGCGTTATCCATCTCGCCTGCTCCCGGCAGCCACAGAGGAGACAGGTAGTAGTACCAGAAGCCAGTCTGGCGGCTGATCTCGAGGAGCTCCTCATCAGTCTGGTCTTGGTAGACCACAACCATCTCCTGACCGTAGGTCTGCTTGAGGGTGCTGATGTGCGCCTTCGGGCTGACCGTCAGCCAGTCATACGGGGCCTCGATAGCTTTGATCCCGCTGGTCTGAATGTGGACCTTGAGTCCAGCTTCCGATGCCGTCTTGACTAGCGGCAGGAAGGCAGGGCTCTGAGTCGGCTCACCGCCTGTGATGTGGATCCACCCGCCGTAGCCGAGAGACTCGAGGGCTTTGTCCACAACAGCCTGCACGGTGGTCTTGCTACCAGCGTGGGCGCCGAAGCTGCGAGCTTCATCACACAGGGCCCGGATGTGGCACGCCTTGTAGCTGCATCCCGACAGCCTGATGAAGTATTGGGCAACACCAGCCAGGTGCCCCGTGCCTTGGACTGTCAGCCCTTGTGAGGTGTACCACAGGTCCATATCAGTCCTCCTCGCCATCAAAGCAGCCACAGGCCAGCGGCGGCGCTTCCGGCCACAGCTTGAGTTGCGCCTTGTCGGCTTCCACCAAGGACGCCCATGAGTAGTTGCGCCCAAGACCTTGAACGGTGCCAAGGTTCTCTGCTGCGTTCTTCTCCATCTCCACCGCACGCTCGAACAGGTCTGGCCTGCGGTGCGCCAAGGCAATGACCTCCTGCTTACGGTTCGCGGGACAGAACCAGCAAGCAGACTTGCCAGGCGTGAAGCCGAAGACCCGCTTGCACGCCTCGAGGCACTCCTCCCGTGCCCAGCCCCACTCGATCAGCGGGCGCCGATAGATGAAGCGAGGATCGTCTGCATCCTCGAGGGCAGCCGAACGGTGCGCCTCTCCCGCATCAATGCCGATCAAGCGCACCGTCTTCTGGCCTCGGCTCATAGCCGCCAAGGCAGGCTGCCATGCTTTCACATAGCGGTCCATCGGCTGACGCTTCCACTTGGCAGAGCATCCCTTGAACCCAAAGGCCAGGCTGGGCAGCGTCTTGTTGTTTAGGCACTCGTCCTCGAGCGAGGTGTGCCGGAAGCCTTCACGGTCTGCATTGCTGATAACCGTGATGGGGATGCCCAAGAGCTCCTTGCACTTGGCGCTGACCTTCTCGACAGTCTCGTAGGTCTGCTCGAACTCTCCCCCGGTGTCGGCAAAGAGGATCAGATCAACAGGCTCCTGGCGTTCATACAGACCAGCCAGCAGCGCCGTTGAGTTCACTCCCCCGCCGTAGCTGACCACCACAGGGGACCGTTCCAGTTTGTCTAGGCTTTCTCGTCGTTCCACAGCTCATCCATCGCATCGAAGGTCTCATGGCAGGCGGCCAACAGCAGGTCCAAGATGACCCGATCAGCCGTCATGTTCGGTGCGACCACATCGTCCGCTGCGGCCTTGCTGTCCTCTGCATTCATCACGCTGCGGTGCAGGCGCCGAAGCAGCACAACCACGCCCTTCTGCCTGTCCATCAGGCGGCGCGTCAGGTCATCCAGCTTGCAGTAGGCGTCAATGAGCATGTCCTCGGTCTGCTCACGCCTCTCCTCGTAGTTGTCTGTGCGGTCGATCAAGACTCGACCTCTTCGATCACCGCCCAGCCCATGTCCGTGACCTCGTAGGTCTCCATCAGGACCTCACGCTCGCTCACCCAGCGCCGTGCGCTTCGCAGCCAGCCCTGTTTCAGGAAGGACTGCACCGTGGGGTAAGGAAGAGGCAGGTCACTCTTGACCCGGTGCTGTATCCACGGGGTCTTGTGGCTCTTCGAGACCGTGAAATAGAAGGAGGGCAGGTCAAGCCCACCCTCCTCCTTGATGAGGTCGCGGAAGTGCTCCTTCCGCTCGTCGTTGCGGCGAAGCCGCCTAGCGCGGTTCGAGGGCGTCTCGTTCTTGCGTGTGTGTGTCATGCCCCCGTTGTGGCAAAGCACACGCAGCGAGTTCAAGCCCCGCCCCAAGTTTTCTATCGCTCGATCTGGAGCACGCTCTCGACCAAGCTCTCGTCCGACAAATGGGCGTACCTAGCCGTGGTCGCCAGGGTGGTGTGTCCCAGCAGAGTGCCGACCCGGTAAAGGTCCACCCCCGACTGCACCAGGCGGGAAGCGAAGGTGTGCCTCAGGGTGTGGACCGTCACACGGCCCTTCAAGCCCGACTTGCGGCGGGCCTCGAGGAACAGCTGCTCATAGGTCCGCACAGCCTTGTCGGTGCTGGGGCTGGGCTCGCCACGGTCCTCGAGGGAATGAAGGACAGCCTCCACAGCAGGGCCGAAGGGCACGAACCGCTGCTTGCCGTTCTTGGTGTTGTAGATGTGCAGCCTGCGCCGCTCGAAGTCCACATCGTCCCAGGTCAGGGCGAAGAGCTCGCCCACCCGCAGCCCCGTGCCAACCAGCACAAGGCTGACCTCACGGGCCCAGGGCTTCATGTAGCCGAACAGGGTGTCCTGCTCTGCGTAGTCGAGCCAACGCTCAGGGTTCTCCTGCTGGCGCTCCTTCTTGACTCGAGGGACGGCCTGAATGAGCCCCATCTCGACAGCTGACTGCGCTAGGCAGCGCCAGACCGACAGCTTGTTGTTGATGGAGGATGAAGCGTTGCCCTGAGCCTGCAAGGCAGCGCGGATCTTGCCCCAGCCGATAGGCGTGAAGTCCTTCGGGGACTTCATCAGGCCGACAAGCTCGAGCCCCTTGGCGTAGAGCTTCTCCTCTGTGGCGCATCCGGCCCAGCGGGAGACAAGGGTGTGGTGAAGGACAGATTGAAGGGTCTCAGTCATGGTGTGTGGTGGGTGAAAGTGGGGCCCCCCAGCGCAAAGCCGAGGAGCCCCTCACACACACACCAGGCTGCTCGCTCCAGCCTGAGGCGTGCGTGATTCTAGAGCTCCAGCTTGTTCTGCTGGAAGCATTTGCGGGAATGATGACAGGGCGGGGCACAAAGAAAAGTGCCCCCGGCAAGGGCACAAAGAAGCCCCCCCAGGCTCGAGGCCTGAGGGGGTCGAGGTCAGTCCAGGGAACGGACGAGGTAGAACAAGACGAGGAAGAGGATCAAGGTCACGCCCCGTACTCCTCTCGCCAGTTCTCCATCTCACGCACGGTGTCTTGGCAAGCCTCGACAAGGGCGAAATGCGCTAGATCGCTCCAGCTGGCGTGATGGATGCCGAACTCGCGCGAATACTGCTGGCGGGTGGTCTCTTCCCCTGCCCCGATGACAATCGCCCGCGCTTTCTGCGTTATCATAACAGCATCAATCAAGAGGGCATCGCACCACAGGATCTCGCTCACATCCCGGCTCATGCGGCGTGGGTCTTGCGCCTCTTGGATCAGCGAGGACTCTACCCGGTCCACAGTCCACCGGAAATAGAGTTCAGCGGCAGACAGCATGGCGTCTTGTTCGTTCTCGAACTCACGCCAGGCGATTTCACATCGGTTCGATTGGTTGTGTGTCATGGTGTGTGTGTGTGGGTTGTAGGGGGTCAGCGGCGCAAGTGATGCGAGCCCGGCAGGGCAGGGTGGTCAGGGGTCACAGGGTAGATCGACAGGTGGGCACAAACTCGAGGGTCGGGGCGGTAGGTAGGGGAGAAAACAACCCGCACACGGGACATGTCTCCGCGACCGTCCACCCAGCGGTAGACCTCTTGATGGTCATCAAACCGGCAAGCCCAAGCAGCGTAGGACTTGCCTCCCTCGGCAAGACCCCAGCCAGACAGGCCTTCGTCGGTGCCGATGACGAGGACCCACAGGTCCCGGCGCTGGTCATCCGTTCGGCGGTCATCAATGGTCAGCCCAGGGGCGTTCGTTTGGTCAGTCATGGTGTGTGTGTGGTTGATGGTCAGGAGAGGATGAGGGCACAGACAACGCTGTCACAGTCCTCAGCGAGGCGAACGGCGACGCCGGAAAAGGCAGAGTCGGAGTGGAAACCGTCCCAGCCCGGAAGGTGGTCAGGGGCACGCATGAACTCGCTGAGTTCGTACCACACGCCCCGGTAACGGAAGAACGATCCAGGGTCCTCGGGGTCAGTCCACTCGAACTCCCGAGCGAGGACATCGGCGGGCACCTCCCAGCGGGTCAGCAGGGGGCGGGCATGGTTGTTGGTCTTGACGGTGATGGACATGGTGTGTGTGGGGTCAGTTGAAGAGGCGGAAGACAGCAATGGACAAGGCGCCGACAGCGTAGGTGCCGAACATCAAGAGCAAGAGGACGCCAGGCCAGAGCTCGCTGCCCTCAGGCCGGAGCTCACCGCCCTCAGGCAGCTTGGCAAGAGAGTCAGCAGGCAGATCACCCTCAGCAACATCGTCAGCTGACCAGATGCCCTCGTTGCCCCACTCAGCAAGACCGGGGATGGTGCGGTCCCAGCGGACCGTCAGGGAGTCAGGGTGGGCATCCTCACCCACGCTGGTCACGGTCCCGGTCTCGCCAGGCCTCAGCAGACAATGCGGGTAGCGTTCGAAGGGTGCCGTCAGGCGGACCCGATCACCGGGCTTGAAGGGGTTGGACATGGTGTGTGTGGGGCTGTGGGTCATCCGAAAAGGGACACGGTGCCTTGTTCGAAGGCAGACAGGAAGAGGGCCAGGGTCACACCGTCAGCATCACCGTCAGGCAGAGCCTCGCTGTGGCGTTGGTGGAGGATCCAGGCGGCTTCGTACGCATCGGTGATGCTGTCACCCACGCACGAATCAAGAGGCAGGGTGCGGATTGACTCCATGTGGGAAGCGTTCAAGCCCGCCGTGCTGGTCTGGGTCACAGGGTCCCACAGGGTCTCTGCCGTGTGGCGCCACAGATTGACCGCCCACGCCGGGTCGGCGGGCATGGTCACGGTTCCGAGGCCGCGCAAGGTCCAAATGAGGGAGGAACGCTGGGTGCGTGT